TAGAGTCCTGCTTCATCTCAAACTGCTCAGCATCTTGGTCTATCTCTTTATCTCTCAATTGTAGTTCCTGCTGCCGTATGGCAACCAATGGATCTTCTTCTGATCCAGTATCCAGCGATGCAAGTAGATCCTGAGTTAGCTGTGCCATAATTGGCGCCGCATAGCCCTCTTTCATCATTTGAATATCTGCAGGCATAGACGCTGCTTGTTCTTCTGGCACCTGGCCTGACTGTAACTGCTGCTCCATCTGCTGTATCTGCTCTTGAACCTCTGGAGGCATCTGCTCTTGCGCTCCTTCAGTTGCCATAAACTGCAGGTGCTGCATCATGTGAGACAAAATAGCTCCCTGCAGCTGAGGGTTAGTCTTTACAACATCAGTCATAAATAAAGATCTATGCGTATCAATGTGTGCCTGGTGATTCTGTGGTGGGAAAGCATTAGCAGGCTGACCCATCATAAATCCAGCATTCTCCATTCCCGCATCAACCGGCATAGGTGGCGGTGGTGGCGGTGGCGGTGGCTGCAATAAAGCATCTACGTTATCCACACCCAGGGCGGCATACATTCTTCGGTACGCCTCATACATCCCGTTAGGACCGTGGATCTCAGGATTGCTCTGCACCATCTGCAACAGCTCTTGCGCCAAGGTAATTCTCTGGCTCTGACTGAATATGTTGGGATCACTGACCGGAATAATATCTACACGGCCATCAAAATCTTCGCCTTTAATCTCCTGGGGCCCACTTCCAGTTTGGTATGGATAGCTGGGAGGAAGATACTCTGCAAATACTTGAGCAAGAAGATTAAACTCCATGCGCTGCGAATAATGCAGGCGCTTATGGATCGCAGACATTACCTTAGTACCACGCTCCAAAAGAGCTACGGTAGTGCCTACAGGCATAGCCTGGTTAGAATCACCTATGTTCATGTCGCCAATACTGGCAAACCGCTTGCCTGAATCAACCAGCATTGAGAGCATGCCCTGCAATACGTTGCTTGGTTCTTTAATTGGCAGCGGTATTAGGTTGTCTTTTAGTGACGCTCCAGTAGTATCAATATCTCTAAACTCACCTGGCTGCAGCGGTTCATCTTCATCGCGTATCCGCATGCCGCGGGCTTTAAATCCAGCTGGGAGGTTGGCCAAGGTTCCGGCGTCAATCAGCTGCCGAAGTATAGACGTAGCAGCCTTAGATATACCGCCAATCATGTGGCTAAGACCTAAGCCATAAAAGCCTAGACCTGGTAAAAACTTGTACTGGACAAAGAAGTTGATCTTCTCTTTCGACGGATCATTTTCAAGGTAGTTACGTCTAATAGACAGAACACGTTGGCTGCCGTCATCAATCGTAACAATATAAGGTAGTTTTAACCCAGTCTCTTCGCCATCTTCTCCAATATCCTCAAAGCCTGGTATGTCCAGAACACAATGAGTCTCATACACTACATGATCTCTATCTTCCTGGTAACTGGGTGATTGACCTTCAATCTCATCAATCTGCTCTTCAATCTCAGAACGACTAAAGTGCTGGCCGCCGCCTTTGAGCTCTATGTCCGCATAGAATCCAGAAAGCTGCTGCTTTCGGATCTCGTTCTTAGACATATTTAAAACGTGAGTAACACGTTCAGCCGAGGTTAAATCTGTGGCCTCATAAGGGACTATTAGGTCTTGCGGCATGATAAATTTTGACAATGCACGTTTCTTAACCGTGTCATAGTAGACTTTCTTAAACGCAGATCCTGCCAGGGGCAGATAGAACAAAAGCATATCCAGCTCTGGATCGTACTCTTTCATTACGTTCATAATATAGAAGTTCATAAACTCTTGGACGCGATCAGCCTGAGCTTCAACTTCAGGTGTCCGTGCACCCATGATCTCTGTCTTAACTGGACCTTTAGCCGGAAGCAGCTCTTTATAAGCCTGTGCCTGGAATTGCGTAACAGCTTCTGCAAGAATGGGGTGAATAACACCGGAGCTTCCCTGGAAAGGGGTAGACCTAGCGTCATCAAACTTCATGCCCAGATACTTTAGTCCATCTGTGTATGTCTTTTCCCAGTCACTGCGAGACTCTTTATCTGCATCAATAGACTCAAGAACATCTCCAGCTAACATATTTAGATCTGATTTATCCAGGAATTCTACCAGGTTGGCGTTAAAATCAACCTGCAGCGTCTCTTCCATTGCATCAATTTCATCATCAACCAGGATATCTTTTTCTGTAACCAAGATCTCTGCGGCCTGGGATATCATGTCCTGGCGAGATGGCTCCTGCATAACTTCCATGCTAGAACCCAACGTAATAATATCTCCGTCGTCCTCAGTACCTAAATTTCTTTTTTCAATAGCCATTAGTAATATACCACCCTGCCTCTATTTAAGAATTGGGCCTCGTCTTTATAATCAGATTCTAAGCTTAGGAATCCACCCTGCCTAAACCGCATTAATGCCATTGTAGCACTATCACAGAAATCGTCATGCTCACCAAATGGAAAGGCTGCCATCTCGTCAATCACTTCGTCTGCAAAAGCTTCTTCTGGGGCCCACACCATTCCAGATTCAAATATAGGGGCTACCGAGTTCATTCTAGCTATCTTATCCTGGCCTCTACTCGGTGTATACGCCACGACTGGTATGCCCATCCTACGCAATTCCTGCGTTAGAGGGGTGCCGCTTGCTTTTGCTTCAATCAGTACGCAGTCCGGCTCCCAATATTTATACTCATCATACGCCAATTTCTTCAGTTCTGGAAAGTCTAAACGAACGCGCTTAGCATCCAGCAGCATAATGGCCTCTGGACCTTCCGCTTCTGGCTCAAAAACTGCCCAGGTTGTAATAGCAGAATAGTCAGCTGTTTCCTTAGCAGAGAAGGCAGTATCATAGGATTGGATAATGTAGCTGTAGGACGGTACTCTCTCGTCTTCCCACATCTGCCACCACTCTCTTTTAACTATGGCGCCACTCTGTGCGGTAGGCTGCTGCATCCACTGTGCATTCCACTTGGCAATAGGTAGAGAAGCTTTAACACTTAGCAGCTCCTCCTTCTTCCAAAACTCAGGCCATAAGGGCTCTTCAGACTCAGGCATAATGGCAGGAAATTCTACAACCTCCCACTGGTCAGCATGCTCATCGCCCTGCTTTTTAAGGACCTTGCCCACTAGGTCTTTTGTACTCCACCTGGTCATTACAATGACAATGATTCCTCCAGGCTGCAATCGCTGCCTTGGACCAGAGGTGTACCACTCATAAGCCATGTCCATCGACGTTGGCGACAGCGCATCTTGCTCAGAATGGGGGTCATCAATAATTAAAAGATCAGCACCACGACCCGTGATGGCTCCACCAACACCCGCATAGAAGGATTCACCTTCCTGGTTAGTAGTCCATCGGCCTGCGCTTTTGTTGTCTGACTGCAGCTTTAGCTCTGGGAAAACGTGCTGGTAGTCCTCGCTGTCAATGATGTTTCTGACTTTACGACCAAACCGTACCGCAAGCTCTGCGGTGTGCGTTGTCTGGATTATCTTGAGATCTCCCCTCAAGCCCATCATCCAGGCTGGGAGAAACGTCGAAGCAAATTCTGACTTTGAATGCCTGGGAGGTAAGCAAACAATTAGACGCTTGAGCTTACCCTGGGCAATCCTGTTAAATTTATCACCAATAATGTGGTGGTGACGACCCAGGATACACTCAGGCCACATATGCTTTACAAAAGAAATAAAGTCACCCTGGCACTCTTCTTGCTTTTCTAGCCGATCATAACGGCTAATGAGGGCCATTGCCTCGGTCTGTTCTTGCTCAGACAGTATGTCAAAGTCTTTTAAATCTATATTAGACATGCGACCATTCTTCACCTAACCAAAGAAGGGCCTCAGCTTCTCTTCGACGCACAAGTCCGTCAAGAACATTGCCGCCTGCCTTGTTCCAGCGTCTTATCTGGAAAGGAACATCATTCACATCATTCTCGTTTAGCTTGGCCAACAAAGTAGATGACTTTAAATTAGTTGGGCCCAGGTTAAATGTCCAGGCTACTAAGGCATCGAATTGATTTTGAGCAAGCGGTATATCAACCAGGTCATTAACATATTTTTCAAACTCTTCTAAATCTTCTACTAAAATTTTCTCAGCCTCTTCTTTTGTGCAGGTGTCCTCCTCGGAAACTCCCCTGGTATGCCCGTATCCTATCGTCCATACTTTTGCGCTGCACTGGTAGGCTTTTATCTCGCAGCCCTCAAATTTTTTAATTAGGGCAATGCCCTCACCGCTAGTTTTCATCTGTAACATCCTCACCTGGGGGTTTTTTTGGCTTATTAATATCTTGATAATACTCAACAACCGAACGCAGCTGCCGTATATATCTTTTGATCTCAGCCATATTGTTTGAAAGATTTTCATATCCCGTCTTCGTCAGCCCATAAAAAGCGTTTTGTGGCGCATCCCCGCTCTCCAGGTCCTTTAAATAATCAGCCATAGTGGTTGGGGTTAATACAGTCCACTTAACAGGAAGAGAATTAATCTTAGAAGGTAATGGGGGGTTATAGACAGTCTGCTGCCTAACCACTTTAATAATTTCAATAGGGGCGACTTCCGGCAATGCCTGGCCCCTGTCAAACATTGAGCATCCGCTAATCAGTAGTAGGGGTGGTAATATTTTCCAAATCATTTAAAACCTCCAGAGTACCCTTATTAATAATTTTCTCAATCAGCTTAGGCTTGCGAAGACTCAAATCATTTAGATCATGCTTGGCAAATGTTTTTCTTACCCTAGTAACTTCCATTTCTGCTGCCTGGCGTCCCTTCTCCAGGGAGGATATTTGTTGCATGGTGTCTTCCTGGCTCTGCAGCAAACCTTCAATCTGTTCGTTTTGGCTTCCAATCTCTTGCTCAAGAGTCTTTTGATTAGCAATGCTTTGCTCTAAGCGGGCCCTGGCCAGTTCTTTTTCGGCTTCAGCTTGATTGTAATACATCTTAAAGCCGCCCAAAGAAAGAGCGAGAGCGACGGATAAGGCTGCGCTAATCTGCCACATATTAGTGCGAAGAAGCCTCGTCCAAATCTTCCTCAGACTCTTCCTCGCCCTCTACGCTGTTCTTAATCGCGTTAGCATAAGCCGATATAAGCACATTGAGCTCCGAAGAACGCATCTGGTGCCCGTTAAGCTCTTGCCGTAGCTCATTAACGCGCTTCACGTTATTTATAGCTTCTGGCGTTAGGTCCGATTCTTCGTAAGTTACGTCATTAATAGTAATCATTTTTAATCCTCGTCAATCAAAGTGTACACTACAAGCTTCTCAGCTTTTCCTTTTGCCTCAATGGGCGGTAGTAATTGTAACGCACTATTGCACATTTGTGCAGTATTGTCTCCAATTAGTACATCAACACCCGCTGCTTTAGTACCAGATTCTAACCTGGCTGCAATATTAACCGCGTCTCCAATACAGGTATAATCGAAGCGTTGATCCGATCCCATATTGCCGACAATAGCCCAGCCGCTGTTAATTCCCAGGCCAATCTTAATGGGAGGAAGACCCTTCTCCTCAAACTCCTGGTTTAGCTGCACCATGTTATCCTGGATCTGTTTGGCGCACTCTATAGCCCAGTCTTCATGGTTGTCTAGCTGCAGCGGGGCTCCAAAAATAGCCATCATTGCATCGCCAATATACTTGTCAACGGCGCCATGACATTTTGCTACCGCTGACTGCTGGGCAGTAAGGGCTTTATTCATAATGAAGGCTACTTCTTCAGGGCTTACCCTTTCCGATAACGCAGTAAATCCACGCACATCCGTAAAAAGAAACGTGCAGTACCGTTTTTCTCCGCCAAGCTTCAGTAGGCTGGGATCGTCCTGTAACCGCTTTACTTGCCTAGGGTCCAGGTAGTGCTCAAACTGTTTCTTAATCTGCTGCCTGAGCTTGTATTGCTCCTTGTAGCTTAAATAGAAAGCAACAGCTGCAATAATAAACTGTGAGATGATGGTCCAGGTAACATCAACTAAAAAACCTCTATGCACCAGGTAGACACCTAACACCGCCACGCCAGCCATAGATAACAGTGATGAGAGAAGGCCAAGGTATACGCCTAGGTAATTAATAAATATAAACACCAACAATACGCCAAGGACAAAAATCAACATCTCATATAATAAAGATTGCTGAGGAATCATGGGCATGCGCTTGTTACTGGCGTGCAGAATGGTTTCAGCTAGGGCTGCTTGGACCTGGTGCGGATATAAAAGACCGGCGGGGGTGGCAACCTGGGGAAGTATGCCCTTTGCCGTAGTGCCCACAATAACCATCTTGCCCTCTACATCAAGCTCCTGAAGTGATGTTCCATGTGGAACAACCCAGTTTACCCAGACCCTACCGCTGCTATCTGTCGGTATTGGGTTAAGCTGCTTGACTCTTATCTCTTGAATTGCACCAGCAGGGTCAGTCTTAATAACATAGGTTGTTGTGCCGGTAATAGCTTTAAGCAGCTGAGTGCCAAAACTGGCCATCCAGCCCTCTGGGCTTCTCATAAGAAGGGGCATGCGTCGCACCAGGTTATCTATATCAACCGGTGCGGATACAATTCCCTGGAGAGCAACGTCCCGCAACACCTTAATATTCTGAGTAACGCCTGCAGCCATAATGCCCTTGGCGTCTTCTCCGAGGATAACCGTGCCTTCAGTGCTAGGAATATCACGGAATCCATCCGTCTCAAACATGCCTATCACCGAGGGGTAATAAGCCAGGGCTTCTGCAAATTCTGCATCACCACCAAAACGATCAGGCTCGCTAAATACCGCAACCCATGACACTGAGGCAGCACCAGCATTTAATAAATCAATATGAATCTGTGCCAGGCGCTTTCTTGGGAAAGGCCACCCTCCCTCGTTCCTGATATCGTCTTCAGTCAGATTAAGGAGCACTATATTGCCGGTGGGCGCCTCAGTCTTTACCAGGGAATCAAATACCCTTAGCTTTATAACCTCAACGATTGACGGTGTGTAGATCAGAAACAAAAATAAAAACGCTGCAGTAGCGCCTATAATTGTTTTCTTCACTTACTTTTTCTTAGCGGTTTTTGCCGATTGCTTAAATGCTTTTGCACTAGGAGATCCTTTGGAGCCAACCTTTCGCATCTTCTCTCCTGATCCAGCTGCAATTCTTTTTTTCTTCGCGGCAATATTTGCGTATAAACCTTTTTTAGCGGCCATTATCCCTCCTGGGTAATTCTTATGGTGGAGTCTCCACCGTTAATTTTAATTGTATTGGAAATACCGTCTTGTATCAATATGACAGTATAACCGCCAGAAATATCCAGATCGAGCCTGGTGAATTCGCTGACATTGCGAGTTAAACTAAGAGTCTGCCCTGTAATCAGCGTTGTTATTTGAGTCTCTACGTCCTTGCCCAGAGTTGTGCCTGTCACTGTAACACCCGACACTTGCGCCAACCTATCCTCCTCCTCTGAGATCCCCAAGGCGTCTAGTATATTTAAGAGATCCTCCAGATA